ATTTTTTTTTTAACCGCTTCCAAATGGGCGGTTATCTCTGAATTTGCAACGTCTTTAAAAAGACTCATTGTTTGTTGCAATCCATCATCTGACAAATCATTTCGGGGTTTACCATTTATTGATTTAACCAACACGGCAAAAGCCAAATGCCGGGGGGAAACCTCGGATTGAATGAAATATATGTTTTGGCGCATATTTTCCAACTCAACGGTTGCCATGTTTGGCGTTGGGCTGTTCAAATAACGTATTACCTTTTCAATATGTCGGTCAAAATCCGACAAATCGGAACCAACCCCGGCGTCAACCAAAAGCATTTTGTTATACTTGTGGAAACGCATAATTGGCAAATCCTCGATTGAATCATACAACTCAACGTTCATTCCTTTTATTTGTACATTCTTCATAATAAAACACGTGTTATCATTGTACTACAAAAGGGAACGCCCAAAAATGAGAGGTTCCCGGTAAATATCAACGCAAAGAAACAAATCAAAACGCACGTCCACCACGACAAACAGAAATCGCAATTAAACATCTTTGAAAAGAAATCGTTCCCGTGAATCTGTACCCATTCAATGACGCCCCATTTGCGTAATAACGTCAGCACAAAAGCCGCTATTAATGCGACAACAATAATGTTATAAATAAAATGTTCCATATCCTACAATTTACATGTTTCTCCAATACTCAATTCGCCCTCAAACCGGAATCCGCCGAACGGGTGCATTAAAAATTGGTTGTCTATTTCGTCCAAAGAAAACCCCCGGTAAATGTTTTCCGCCAATTCATAGACTTTGTTTATTTTATAGCCTCCATGACGCAACCAAAACCCGCCGTTTAATACGTCCAATATTTGACGTTTTAACGCCTCTTTGTTTCTGTTGCTTGCTTCGTTGAAAATCTTTCGATAATCAAACCAAAAGATAATCGAAAACGCCGTTTTTATCCCAATATCAACGCCGGGTTCCCAACTTATGTTTTGCGGGTCGTCAACCCAAAAAAAACAGAAATTACCAATATTTGCATCCGGCGTTACTTCCATATAATCGTTATTGCCGGAATAAACATTTGGCGTATAATATCGCTTTTGGTTCCCGTTGTATTTAACAAGTCTTTCCGCCCTGCCAAATGCAAAATCCAACCACGGCAAATTATCAACCAATCCGTTTTGCATGTTTCCAATTATCTGGTCTAACAATTCCGGGTTGTCAATAACCGGGGCTTTTACATTATTTGCCATAAATTTGTTTTTTTGTTTCTGCCATTAAATCCGGGAAAATATATTTCCAAATCAATATTGAAATATTTTCGTCGGTTAAACCCAATATTTGACGACCGTATTTTTTTATTAAATCCTCTGTTTTAAAGTCAGACGCTTTAATTTCAAATTGTTTGTCGCCAACCTCTAAATAAAAACTACTTTCAAAATCTCCCTCATCCCGTAACGTTACCCGGTTTGTCGGCTGTCCCTTAGCCTCTTTAATTGCGATTGTTACGGGGCTGTATGGTGCATAATCCGAAATTTCGACGCCCAAACGGTTAATACCTTGTTCAAACAATTGTTCCTCGGCGTTCAAATCAACTATATATGCCTCATTGTCCCATATAATGTTTTGTATTATCCGCCCGGACGTCAAAGCCTCGTTGAAATCCGCAACCCTTTTTCGCAAATCGGTTATCCGTTTCATAAATACAACTTTTACATGAAATTATATACAACTTTCCCTTTGAATTATATAATTACACGGTTCTGTATCTTACCCCACGGTTATTGCAGGCTAAACAGATACGGTCTAACCCTTGCGTATCTATTTGCAACGCCTCATAAGACTTTTTAAGGTCGTAACCTAAACCGCCGGGACGAACGCCGGACGTATTGCCGTCCAACTCATACAAAATATCCATCCGGGTTGCGTTTGATTGATTGCGGTTAACCCTTACGTTGGGGTTCATTGCCAACGTCCGCAATGCAATTGCAGCAACTTGTCTTTGTATTACCGTTTGGAAAATCTGCCTTTGGGAAATAATGAAATCCGTTAAATCGCATCCAATAGTAATTTCGCAATTCAGCCCGTAATTTTGGGTTCGTGTGTACATCGTGTATGCAATATCCCACAACTCCGGGTATTCTGCGAACGTTTCCGGCGCATTATACATAAACGGCGTTACTTGCAAATACTTTGTCAATTCTCGCCAAACCTCAACGGAACCCATGTTGCACGTTCCGCACGGCTCCCGGCTCCAATCCTTTGATACGTTAATTGCTTCCATTCCGGCGGGTAATTCGTCTTGATTGTAGCAAAGGAACCACGACCCCCCGGCGTTGTTCTTGTCGCTTATATACGGCAAATAACAATCAGTTAACGGGAACCACTGAAAACCGCCATTTGTAACGGTAAAATTCAAATCAAAAGTCTTTATTGGGTCTATCTGCGACGAATGAAACAAATACATTCTAACAACCCCGGTTCCCCCGGTCATTTGCAAACCTATCTTTTCAATTTTCGCCGTCACTCCCATTGCACGAACCGGGACAATTTCAAATCCTACCAACTTATGATTGTTTTGCAACGTCGCCCGTATGCGTCCGGCACCATCAAAGAACGTTTTTCGCTCCAACAAATTACGTGTTTCTTTATCCAACTGCTTAATCTGTGTAAACGTCTGTATTGCGGTCGCAATTCCGTTTCGGGTCATTCTCTCCAAAAAGTCCGTCAACATATTATACGGTTTCCAATATGGGTTTCCGTAATCCTCCCGGCTGTAATCATTATTAAAATCGCTTGCCGTTGGTTCCTCTCCGGTGTTGTCAATTTTAGCAATCCAAACAATACCGTTATGGCTCACTTTCTGCCCGGCTTTGTACGGCAATATCATGTTCCATTCCGGGTATTGCAGCCCCCAATCATCCGGCATAATCGCCGCCATATTATCCAACGTCAAAAGCGGGTGCGCACCTTGAAAATACAACCCGCTTTCCGTCTGCGTTAAATTGTCGTCTATCGCCTTTGCCGGGTCGTATGATTGCTCCCACCCGCACACATTTTTTAACGCTTCGCATATTTCATTTATTCTTATCATAAAAACGCCCATTTATTTCCCATATTAGGAATTAAGATTGCAATAAATAAGGGGGCGGGGATAACCACCCCGTCCCCTCGGTTAAATAATTGTTCCGTTTTCCGGCTTATGCGCCTGCACCTCCGGCGGGAAATTCCCCGGCGTTGGTTACATATACAGGCATACCCAAAGGTACATTTTCCGCACGTGCTGCAATCTGCGCTTTGATAATCGGATTTGCAACGGTTGTTGGGTTGCTGTTGTAAGCAATTACAAACGCAACGTCTGCGCTAAATCCAAAATATTCTTTCACGTTGCAAGTCATATCGGCACTCGCTGCGCCTGCTGTCTGTGACTGGTCGCCAACTGATGTGTAATAGTGCGAACCAACGGGCAAATCAATGTACGGCAAACGTACAACGTCCCATTCGTGGAAATTCGCACGGGTGCGGTTCAACGCCTCACGGTCAACACGTGTTAAAACGCCAACGTTACCATCCTCTACGGCAAAGAATGTGCCGTTTTTGCTAGCTTCATTTACGACGTTGTTTGTATAATGGAACACTTTATTTTCGTATTCCATACGCTTGTTTACGTCGTTATAAATACCGTGCTGTGCCAATTTTTTAATAAGGCTGTCAATTCCGGCGTTACCTACGACGTGAACCAAACCCGGATAACAATTTGCACGCATAATCGGGTTAATATCGCCCATAATTTCGGTTGCCATCTGCGTTGGAACCTCAATAACGTTGGCGGCGAAATTGTAATTCAACTTGTCTTTCAATACTTGGGTTTTTCCTGCCTCCAACGCTGCAACGGCTGCTTGGTCTAACGAATTTGCAAACGCTCTGCAAACCTTTTCCATTTTGCGGTTGAAATCGTGGTCATACGAAATTTCGTTGTTCATATACAACGTTGGCACCATTGTAAAGCCGACGGAATATGTCGCCCAAACCACGGTATAAAGTGCAGAAGTGTTTTCATCGTCCGGGATAACACACGTACGAACGTTGCTAACCGTAACGTCGCCATCGTAATTGATAACCGGAACTTGTACCGTATTTCCGATTGAGGCAAACGCACGTTCACGCAATTTCGGGGACAAAATGGAATTTCCGGCGTTGGTCTGTTCAATGAAAAAATCCAATGCGCCATACTCGCACGGGCGGGTCATATTACGGTCTAACTCAGGGTTTTCTACTCGCCAATTCTGTAATCTTGTTGCAATTAAACTCATAGTCTTTTTATTTTAATTTGTTATTAAATGCGGGTTTACCCATTACCCGGTTATCTCTCCGGCAATTTGTTAATACTATTTTCCTGCCAAACCTTTCTCATATCTTCGTCAAACTCTTTGGAACCTACCGTTTTACCTTGCGCCATCAATTGTTTTGTAATAAGTTCGTACGCCTCTGATTGCGTTTTGGCTCCGCTTACGTCCAATGTAATTCCGCCGCCTCCGGCACCGCCTGCGGGCGTATTTGTGCCGCCTCCTGGCTGTTGTCTTTGCTGCTCCAATACTCCCATCGTTTCCAATTCTTTTGTCAGCAACTCGGCGGGCGTGAATGGGTTCAACTGATTGTTTGGATTGCGCATAATTGCGCCGCTTGCATCTTTGAACGCCAAAACCTTTCCGCCGTTTCCGTCGTCTATATATTCCGGGTTCATGCCTTTTACTTTTTCGGTCGCCTGCGTCAAAATAACCTTTGTTACGCTTTCCGGGAATCCTGCTTTGAATTTAAGCCCGGCGGCGGCTGTCTGCAATGCGTTGTCAATTCTTACTCCGAACAATTCTTTTTCGTGGTTTGCCTTTTCTGCCTCATACTTGGTTGTCAACTCGGTAAACTGCGTTGTCACGTTCTGCAAATCTGCTTTTGCCTGCTTCAATGCTTTCACGGTTTCCGCATCTGCCGCACCATCGGCAATTGCCTTTTCTAAACGGGCTCTTTCCTTGGTCAATGAATCAATCTGCGATTGCAGGCCGGTTGCGCCATCGGCTTTTGTTTTCATTTCCCCCATTACACGTTTTGCGTAATCATACGTTTTTTCGGTTCCATTTTTAGCGATACCGGAAACCGCCAAAATATCGGCATCCAAAGCCCCGTAAATTTCGCCCGTTTTCTTGGCAATAACGCTGTTTTCGTCATTCTGCGATAATGCTGTTATCGCTTTAATCTGTTCGTCAGACAATCCCGACAAAGCCGCATTTGCAACTAAAATTTCTCTCGTTAACATAATATTCTTACCCTTTGAATTAATTAAGTGCGATTGCTTTTACTGCTCCGCTGTTTGCGTTAATAATATCAATTGTGTATTTTGGGGAATCCCCGGTTGTGTCAACCAACCAACTAACAACACGTGCATGGCTGATTTTCTTTTCAACCTCTTTTGTTACCAAAATAACGTCGGTAATTGTTCCGCCCTCAATACATTCAATCAACTTTTTCTTTGTGTCGCCGTCCAATGCTGCGGCGGTTGTGGTTACTTCAATAACCAAATTGTCTTGCTGTGCAATCTGTGCCATATTCGTAATTTTTAATGGTTAAACATTCTCGTTGTTTTCCGGGCTATCGCCTGCCGCTTCCTCTGCTTCTGCTGTTTTTTCGGCTTTTGGTTTTCGTCCGGCTTTCTTTGGTTCTGCTGGGATAACTCCGGCGGCTGTCAGTTCTGCAATAATTTCGGCTTTCATTTGTTCACGTTCTGCCGCCTTTGCTTCTGCTGCCGCCTTTGCTGCTGCTTCTGCCTTTGCTCGTTTGCTGGCTTCAATCTTTTCTTTGTTCGCTGCCTCCCAAACGTTCGGGTCGTGCATAATGTCAACTTTATAACCCATTTTTCGCAAATTGTGCAATCCGAATGTTTCAAAGAACTTTTTTCCGAAAACCTGCATACGTGGTCGTGAAATTCTTTCGCCCGTTTCTTGGTTGAATTTTACAACCTCAATACGACAATGATAAAAACTTTCTTCCCCTTTTGGAACAATGAAATTTTCCGGGGTAACGTCCAACAATCCGACGTTCTTTGTTTTACCCTCTGTTTCTGCTTTCACTCGCATAATCATAAATTTTTTTTGTTATTACTTCAATTTTCTTGGAAAATGGTATTTGGCTGCCAAATTCCAAAACGTTTGTATTCTCACGTTCAAACCTACGCACAAAATTAGCGAAATTCAATTTAATGCGCAATTCATCCTCGGTAATTAGCTGTTTTTCGTACAATTCTAATACTTCCGGACGTGTCAAATGTCGGTACGGCTCCAATTCTGCCAACACTAACATACGTTGCATTTGTATTGGGTCGTGTCTGTACTCCGTTTCGATAATCTGATTTTGTAGCGCATCCAATTCCCCCTCGCTTGCTCCGCTTTCTTTCGCCATCTTATAACGTTCTCGCAATTGGGTTGCATCAGACAAATAAAACTCGGTGCCATAATTGATTTTTGCCGAAATAAACATTGTTCCATAACGCAAACGGCAAACGGTTTCGTCAACGAACTTTTGCGCCGCCTCAAAGCCTTTTTTTACTCGGTTTAATACCGTGCTTTGGCTTTCAAAATTGGCTTTAATTTGCTGTTCATTTAATGCTTCACGGGTTGTTATTTCCTCGTTGGTACCAACAACCGCCGTAATTATGTTTGTACGCAACCGTTCTTCCTCGCTAACGTTATAATCCAAACTATTACGGTCAACGGTCAACATCTGAACCGGGTTGCGCAAATCCGGCTGTTTGTCGCCGTCCGGTACCGGAATTTCAATGAATGAACCAACCCCGACAATTCGTTTATCTCCGCATTTCGGGCAACGCATCAATAAACCCGCTTGGTCTAATTTATAATAGCCTTGTTTATCTTTCAAAAACCCGCCGTCGCAATAATCGCCGTTTTCGCCGTTCGTAAAATCGCAACTTTGTTCATATCCGGAATAAATCGGGTACGACCCGTACATATCCAAATTTTTCTTTGATAAATGATAAAAAAGGAACCAATCTAAACTTTCCAACTCGGTTGTTAACGGGGACGCCTTAACGTCCGGTTCTCTCAAACTCAATGGTTCGTTCCAAAAAAAACGTGCTGGGCAATATCCCAAATCGTGCGGGCTATCAATCAGCAATTCGCCAATATTGCCTTTTTCCTCGGTAAATACCCGGTATCGTTCATCGTCAATTACGGCAATACGGTTGTCGTCCTGCCGGAATATTATCCAACGCATAACGCCCGTTGTTTTGTCTGCCTTGTATGAAATAACGTGTTCTATTGGCAACCAATAAAAGTACGGTTGCGGGTAATTATCGCCGGGGGATTGCTCTTTTGGCAAATCAACAATTAATACGCTGTTAATTTCGGTTTTGAAATATTCCCATCCCTTTGTGCTCCAAATTTCGGGTTCTTCCAATACGTGTTGTCTGTAATACTCCCAATCGTCCCTTTGTTCGCTGTTCATAAACTGATAATTGAACGCCGGGTTACGACCGTCAAAAATGCGGCTCAACTTATCAAAACAAACGCCCGTTACCTCGTTTGTCTTGACGGGGTAACGGAACAATGTTTTGAACACTTTGAATTTGTCTGCGGGTATAAGGTTTGAAACATAAGCCAAAAAATCGGTCACGGGTTGCGTAATGTATGGCGTCAACGCCTTTTCCGCATGAAATCGTATGCGGTTTTGGTGGTAAATCGCCCTACTTATCGCCGCTTTGCTCCGTGGCTCCGTTATCTGCTTTTTTATTTCTCTTATATCTAAGCCCATTTTCTTTGTCAAATTCAAATTTACTATTTTCCGGTAACTGCCAACCGCCGTTGTTTCGCATCCTCAACAATCTTTCGGCGTGCGTTACATCAAATTCACGTGTTGTTTTCAGTGTTGTACACTCCAACAAAACTTTCGTCGTTTTATCATTCGGCATTTCTCAAATCTGTTAATGGGTTGAAATCCTCCGGGGCTACAATTACCAAATCATCCGACCAATTGGGCAAAAACGACCATTGTACGTTGTTGCTGTCCGGTGCTTCCAATCCTCCCAATGTTTTATCAGAAAAGAACAAAGAACGAATTGGAATAGGATAATACGTTGTTGCTATTGTTTCGTCCTGCAATGCGCCGATATTTCCGTTTTCGTCAAACAGATAAACGCCCAAATTTTGGGAATCGCTTTCGCACTGCAATTGCTTCAATGCTTTAATAATCTTTTGCGGAACTCTACGCAATACCGCCGTAAATGGGGTTGGCTCACGTCCTATTACTTCCTCAATACCTCCCAACGTTTCATTTCCGCCGCCAAATGTACGTGCCGCCCCTGCTTCTGCTGTTGGTGCTTGTACGTATGGGGTCAAAACAACTTTCGTGTCGTCGTCTGCCGATAGCAACGGCGTCCATGACGCTTTTTTCCCAATACCCGCCGTCGTGGTAAATGAATTTTTTCCTCCGGTGCTTTTATACAATCTCTGAAACGCTACTTTCTGAATCTGTCCGAAACTCTCGGCACACATAAAGTTTGGAATGTTTGGCAACGCTGCTGCTGCCGGGCATTTACAAATAGCCATAATCTTAATTTTTTAACGTTAAAACTTTTGTTATTATCTCCGGGGGCTAACCCTTTGCCCCATTACTTATTGCAAAGTTATAATATTTTCGGATAAATCCTTGCATATATGAAATAAAATGCTAATTACGACGTTTAATGCCCCTTGTTGCTTGGCTGTATGGTCTTGTATCGCCGTCCGCCAATTCCTTTTCATATATTCCGGTCAAACCGTCCTCCGGGTCGTCATGCTCATTTGCTGGGAAATCACGCAAAAACCCGGTTACGTGTTCATGTATCTTTGGAAAACGTTCCTCCCATCCTAACGGCATTATGATTTGGGCGTTGACGCTTGCCGAATTTGTTATAATGCGGCTTTCCTTGTTGGCACCTTGGTAAAATGGTTCGGAAATCGCTTTTATCTTTTTACGTATCAACTTTTCAAACCCGGCACCGCCGTTGTTACTTTCAATCCATGCTTTTTGCGTTCCACAACGGTTTATCATTTCCGGGACGGTAACGGCTGTTACTTCTGTATTTTCCTGCGTAAAGACCATGTCAGTAATTAGCGCATACAAAATCGGTTCAAACCGTTTCTTTTGTTCGTTCCATGCCTCATTACCGGATTTGTAAACGTCATAACACGCCGAAAATGTAAAGTCGTCGCCCTCGTCTGCCACGTCTGTATAATTACCACTACGCACGAACGTTCCCCATTCTGATTTGTCAACGTACGTTCTGAACGGGTTCCGGTACAATCTACCCTCTGCGCTTCCGGGGTTTCCTTGGTCTAAGCATTGAAATTGTATTGGGTCTAACGCTCTTTCACGCTCCAATTTTGCCCGGCTGTGCATATTCTCCCATAAAGCCGCCCCCGGTTCCCTTGGGTCAATCTCGTTTGGTTCCCCGGTTTTCAACGCTTCAAAGTTTATGCGAACCCATGCACCATCCGGAATATTTTTAATGCTGTCCCAACTTTTAATATCAATAATCTTTTCGCCTCCCTTTTCAATCTTACCAATCAAATCTTCCTCATGCCATCGGGTAAATACAATCAGTTCTTGCGATTTATTGTGCAAACGCTTTTTTACAACGGTCGTGTACCATTTCCACGCCGCATTGCGTACAATCGGGCTGTTACCCTCTGAATAATCTTTGTAAACGTCGTCCATAATCATAACGTCAACGGTCTTTGACGTCAACGCACCGCCACGACCTACAACACGCAACGAACCCTTATGCCCAACCATTTCTATAACGTCAGAATTTCGTAAATACGTGTTTGCCATCGTTACCACATTTGAACCATTCAAAAAGGTTTTCGGAAATATTTCCCGATATTTTAGGGTGTCAATTATTCTTTGTACGTCCCGGTTAAAATCCCTTGCAATTGTGGCGGCATACGAACCAATACAAATTTTTGTGTCCGGGTTCAATCCTAACATAAAAGCGGGTAATTTTCGGCTTGAACCCTCCGATTTTCCGTGCTGGGGCGGCATTTGCACAATCATTTTTTTTATTTCCCCGTGGGCGAACTTATCCAATAGCGTATAATAAACGACGTGGAACGGTTCCAAAGCCAAATCCGGTTGCATGTACCGGGCAAAGTTTATCAGCCTATGGCGTGCCGCCGCTTTTACTATCTCGCCGGGGTTGTTTTTCAATGCTGCATACATTTTAAGCAATTGTTCTTTATCCATTTTGTTTAATTCTTAAAAATAGACCATATATTTTTGTCTTACCCCCGTATTTTTTCTGACTTAAAAACCGGGAATCTTAAAAAACAACCAATTTATTGTTTCATTTTCCATTTGTCGCACGCTTTTTCCGAACGTATTATACTGCGATTTTCGACAAACGGGCATTTTAAACAAATTGGGTTCCCGTCCATATCCAAATTTGAATGGTCGTAATAATATTTACCCCAACCACAATTCCCGCACGTGTGTACGGGTTTCGGTTCATCTTTTTTCTTGATATTATTCTTTGTTGTTCGTACCATCATCAATTACTCCTTTTTCTGCTAATTGTTTTTTATATTCTGCTGTTTGCAATTTATCGGCGACCGCAAACAATAGGTCGTCCGGGATTGCTGATACATCGTATTTCGGCGCATCGCTATTTGTATTTTCTTTCAATCCCGGTATATCAACTTTTATTGGCGCATCAAATCCCAACATCTTTGCCCGGCGTTGCTGCACATTCAAAAGCAAATCCAAAAACCGGGGGTTTCCGGCGGACGTTTCCGTTGTGGTTTCCTCATACCCGTAATATTCCGGGTTGTCGCCATCCTCCAACACTTTACGGGGCTTTGCGTTCTGTCTGTTTTTCTCTCGCAATTTCCCGGTCTTTGAACGTTCCCACGCCTCCCACAATTCAACCTCCATTTTATCCAACTTTCGCAATTCCTGCGTAACGTAATCGTCTATATTTTCCATACGTTCACGTTTCCACTCAATTAGCAATTGTTGCATATCCCAATATACCATTTGTTTTGTTATGGTATAACCGACGCCACGCCGGGCGTTTTCCTCATTCAGTCTTTCCGAAATCTCCCTATACGTGTAACCACGTAAAAACAGATTTGAACAAAAAGCCAAATCAAACTCCCTTTGGTCTTTTGTTCGTTTGCACATTTTCGGGCGTCCGCCCCTTTGTCTTTTACTCGCTTCCATTTTTCAAACCTTTTTATAACAGCAAAGCTATTTACTTTGCTTTCCTCTCAAACGTCGCTTTCCCTTTGCTTGCTGTTTTCGGGTAATTTTCGTTTTAAGTGGGTTTCGTTTGTTCCTTGATACTTTTATTGTCTTTTGTATTTTCGTCGCCCTACGGGGCTAATTTTGGCTTTCTTTCATTCCGGTACCTAAACGGCAAAGCCCCGGTTATAATTCCGGGGCGTTTATTATGCCTTTTCTACATTATTTCTATACCATGAAAAGGTTTTAAAGCATATTTTTGACGGGGTGCCGTCTTTCTTTTCCTTTCGTATGGTATATTCAAACTTTCCGTCATTGTCAACTCTTATTTCTTCAATTGTGCCAATATTTTCACCTTGTTTCACTCTATCCCCAATTTTAAACGGACAATTTTCTTTTATGTAGCTTTCATCCGCTTTGGCTTTTTCCTTTTCGTTGTACTCCAAAGCCTTTTGTCTTATATGGTTCAATTCTTGAACTCTCTTTACGTATGTTTCTTTATCCATGACTTTATTATTTTTCTGTTGGTAAATCCACGGTTAACAATACGGGTTGCAATGGTTGGTTAAACGTCAGCATTGACAAATGTATTGTTCCGGTTTCTTTTATTCTCTCCAATTCTTCCGGGGATAACTGCCATTTGGTAATTATAAGCCCCTGCGGGTCATTGGGGATTTTCATTGCAGGTAACGGCATATATTCCGGTTGGTCTTTTGCAAAGACTACATTCACGCCGGGAAATTCAACGGGTTTCATTGCCTTGCTCCTTTCTTGGTTTCTTTCTAAACTTACGTTTCTTTTCCGGTATCTCAATACGGTGTATCTCAACACGTGCGCCAAAAGCCTTTGCCAACTTTCCGGCAACTTCTTTTACTTCTTCCGGTATATCATTTTGAGGCTTTCCCGACGCATCGGCGTTTATCTGTTTTAGCAATCCGGCGATTGCTGTTTTTTCCTCTTTGTCCGTTGTCGTCTTGAAACGCTGAATCAGATTTGCAATTGGTTGCGTTCTCATAAAGTCAGCACATTTAAAACGGTCTTTGCAAATATTGCAATCATCCGGGTAATTGTGTTTTGCATCCTGCGAACTCTTTTCGTCTGCCTTTCTGAATCCGTGCCATTCGTCACGGCGGGCGATTGCTTCCGAAAATACCGCCATTGCATCAATACAAACTTGTGCCAAAATAAAATCCGGGGTATCTCTCATTTCCTTTTCTAAACTGTGCTTATTAATAAGTTCGGTTAGTTCTTGTTTAAAATCTTTTTTCATACGCTTAAACTTCTATATGTTCAATTTGTGGTAACTTCTTTATGTATTCCAACATCGCCGTTTTGCTTTCCTCGGTTTCGTCGGTTCTGTTTATTACCAACTGAATAACTTCCAAAAGATAATCGCTATCAATACACGCATTATCAACGTCGGTAATATTATACAATGGTTCCGTTATTTCCTTGACGGCTTTAAATGCTTCTTTTGTCAACTTTGCGGCTTTTTTGAATCTCATTTTTTCGCCCTTTTCAAAGCATTTGCCTAAATGGTTTAATTTATCATCAGCGTAAAAAACGCATGTATGTGCCATGTCCGCCAAAAGATACGCCGTATTTGTAAGGAACAACGCTTTTTTTCTTAATTCTTCTTTTTCTTCGTTTGTCATAGTCTTTTGTTAAAACGGTTCTCAAAATGTTTGTATTGTTCGGCGGTTTCCTGCTGCATATTACCGCAAACCGGGCTTTCCGGTTTGTTGTGTGGGTGTTTGCGCATAAATTCCGGGTTTTTCTCACGTCCTGCAATTTTAGTATATGCCATTTCCTGCAATTCCTTTTGGCTATACCCTAATAATGCCGCAATATGGAATAAAACAACGTTTACGTCCGCCAATTCGTCGATAATATCATGCGTTCCGGGATTAATTTCGTTTATTTCTCTTTGCGTTTTTTCCCTGCTTAAATATCTTTCAAACGCTTCAAACAATTCGTTGTATTCCTCGGCTAATTTTCCCAATCTCTTTTCTATGTTCCTGCCGAAAAGTTTATTCATCTTTTCAAACAATCTCTTTTCGTCAAAGGTCAATCCGGCGGTATTGGCGTCTTTTTCTTCAAAATTAGCCATAAACGTTTGCATATCCATTTTGCCAAATTTTCCGTCCGGTGTCAATACAATAAAATTTCCCTCCGGTACGTCCAACATTACGCCGTTTTCGGTCGGGAATGAATAAACCGCCAAACCTCCGGGCGTTCTCGGAATCTGCATTATTCCGCCTCCGGTAAAAATCTGCAATTTTTCCCAATTATCACGCTTTACGGGTAATGCACGAACTTCTAACAATCGGCGGCAATAAATATCCCCGGCGGTTTCGTCCGGCATACCTAAATTTGTGCGCAACTCATTTGGCAAATTTCCCGCCCCTTTTTCGTATTCAACAAAGAATATTGCACCACGCAAAAGGTTTTGTTCTTTAATCGTCCTTACGTCTTTTATTCTTTTTCCGTATCTGCCTTGAACTGCATATATTGCGGCTTCAATTATTCTTTCCTCTTTGTCCGGGGCGTACATTTTAAGTTCAAAGTAATTTTCTTTCTCTGTAACTTCCGGTTCTGTTCCCGTTACATCTTCAATCATCAAAAACGTTTCCGCATCAAACGGAATAAAACTTCTTTTTTCCATATCCAATTAATAAACGGTTAATAATAAAACAATCAGTCCTCCGGAAATTGTGGCGTACAAATCTTTTTTATCAAATACGCCTCCGTGTTTTTTGTTGTAAACCTCACGCAATACCCCGGTTAAAATTACTGCTATCAATGCGATAATACGTGCAATCATTCCCGGAATCCCGATAAATGAAACCAAACGCAAAACCAACATTACAACAATCATTCCCGCTATAATATGCAATAATTTATCGTGCGGGATTGATACTATTAATTGAAATATCTTTTTCATCGCTTTTTTTCTGTTATGTTATACAATTTTCTGAAATATATTACTTTGTTATCGCTCCGGCTTGTTCTGTAACATTTAAGCCCAACCGCCGGACAATCGTCTTTATGGATAACGCAACATGCGCATCTACTCAAACATACAAATTTGCCAACCTTTTCAATCAGTTTATCAGACGGTTTAACCCATCTTTCCGCAATTATTACCATACCCCGGTAAACTGCACGTTCGCCGGGGTTGTATTCACGTCCGGGTTCAAACGGTTGTGGTTTCTTTATTCTCATTTTCTATCGAACTAACCAACAAATCCAAATTTTCCTCTGTTCCGGAAATTGAAATTCTTGCTTTCCCTGCTCCCATTACCGCCAATTCCGTAATTGTACAATCATATTTGCCTGCGGATTTTTGAAACTTTGCCGCCTCATTTAATGGCAATATTTTTGTTATCTCTTTCATCGCTCACGTTTTTAGTATTTTACATTACAAAGTTAATAATTTCTTTTGGTTTTTATCCATATCAGCCGGAAACCAACGGAAAAACAAAGCAATTTAATTTCAATATCTAAATAAACGTCATGTCCTTTTACGCCCTCAACCATAACTCCGGGCGTCAAATAAAATTGCTTATACTTCCACAAACTTTGCAGATACAAATAAAACCCGATACGTCCAATATGGAATCCGATTGTTTTCATTTCTCTATCTGTTTTTTTATCTGTTCCCAACTCTTTTTGTCAATTACCATTTTCCGGGGGTATTGTATTATTTCGCCCTTGGTATATACGAGATTATAGATACCCAATTGCCCCTTAATTGGCATTTCAACAACACGTCTTGGGTTGCGCATCATCCATCCGAAACCCTTTGTTATTTTTGCCCTCTTTTCCTTTGTAATCCGGGTGTTTTCCCAATCCTCCGGCGTAAACTCTTTTATCGGCTTCACGTCGTACAACTCAACCAATCCCAAAGTAACGCCGCTTTCCATTCCGGGATAAACCGGTTTTGCCGACGAACAAATAAGAACGTCGCCACGGTATGACGTTTTTTTGCTTCTAACTTCAATTAATTTTCGCCCGTAAACAACGCCGTTTTCGTCTTTGTATGCCGCCGTTACCAAATCATTTGCGTATGGCTGTTTGACGGTCAACGCACGCCAACGGTCGTGTTTTTCGGGGTCATATTCTTTGCTATTAAACTGCATAACTTTATTTTTTATCTTTCCCGGCGGGTTCCTTGTAATGGGCAAAACCAATTGGTCGTATCGGTTCCGGCTCCGGAACGGCTGCGTCCTCCTTATTGTATTCAAAAGAAACAATAACCGTTCGCCCCTTTGTCCGTGTCCCAATCAGCCGGGAACCCTCCGGGATTTGAATTTTAATTTCGTTCCTCATTCTCAAAATGGCAAATCATCTTTGTCTTGGTCGGGAATTGGCGGCGGCGGTGTTGGTGCGCCTCCCTGCTGCGTTGTTTGTCCGTCTTTCTTTGGCGACAACATCTCCATATTAAACCCGTAAACTTCTGTAATGTATCTTTTGACGCCGTTGTTGTCCTCATAACTGCGGGTTCTTATTTTCCCCTCAATATAAAGTTTATCGCCCTTTTTTACATACTCTTTTGCAACCTTTGCCAATCCATTTTGCAAAACAATATTGTGCCATTCGGTGCGCTCCGGTACTTCTGTACCATTTGCCGTTTTAAATGCTCTGTCAGTTGTCGCCAACGTGAATTGCGCAACCGAACCGCCGTTGTCGAAATCTTTATACTCCGGGTCTTTTCCGACGTTACCCATTAAAATAACTTTGTTTACACTCATAGAAATATAGCTTTAAAAATCCAACTTCCAATACTCCATAACGTCCAAATGTATGACGCAACCGTTAACGCCACGAACGTATAATATACAATTTTATATCCGGTTTGTTTTTTGATTTTCATCTACTTAAATTTTACACCATCCAACAAATATTCTTTTTTCATATCCGACCATCCGGCGGCATGATTTATCGCTTTCCGGTCGTCGTCGTAAACAAATCCAACTATCCAACCGCCGACGTTTGATTGTTTTATTAGTCTTACCAATTTACCGACGAAAAAAGAACGGTATCGGTAATATGCTGAATTTTCACTAACAAACAAAACCCGTCTTTCTGCATTTATTTCGGGCGGATTTTCGATTTGCGGGCGTTTCTCCCTTTCCGGGTACCTTTGTACCCTTTTAAAATCATTTTGGATTGAACGGCGGGAAATTGCCCCGTAATCGGGTGTTCTTTTTTTCGTCCTCATATTTTCAAACTTCTGTATTCGTTTTTAAGCAATTCAATAATCCGGACGTTGCCCGGATATATTCGCATTTTCTCACGGTCGCCATTCTCCCAACGGTTGTGCATTTCAAAGCAAAGTATATTAATATTCCTTGGGTCATGCGCCATTTCCGGATATGCCCCACGGGTTAATATATGGGAACAATACGTTGCCGAAAAATTGTGCAAAGGTCGCAACGTTTCCTCGCATCTGTGCGGCTTATGCTCCCAAACCCACCGGAAAAACCGTTGGTTGGCAACGGGAATGTCGCCACGTCCTAAAACGCAATGCCCGAACAATTCCCGTTGTAACTCAACACGCAACCGTATATCTAACCGAAAATTACGAATATCCAATAACGGCTCGTAACCACGTGCAACACAATATTCATATTCGCAACGCTCGGTCAACAATATTGGCTCCATTACATATTGTCTGTATCGTCCGCCGGGTCTGCCATTTCCGGGAACATATCATTTTCATTTTCGTTGTCTGCATCATTTACATAAACTAACGGGTTGGGTTCCCCATCAGCCCCGAACAAATCCATTTGCGCCTTTTTGCCCTCAAACAGAAATTCGTAAACCTCGTTTTCAATATTGCAAACAATGTTTTCCAACTCTTCCTCAAAACCGAACGTTTCAACGTTATATTTCATTCGTGGGGTATTGATTGCTGTTTTCTGATTGTTTGATATGGTAAACAATCCGGTTAAAACGACGCCTACGTTATCATCTTGCCCGGACAAAGAAACGCCCCTAACCTCTACATTGTCCAAACATTCTTCCGCAAATGCGGCTGCAATATCTGTTTGTTTCTTTGTTGCTTTAAACTCCGGCGTTGCCATCATGGTTTTAAATGACGTTATGTTGAATACACGTCCCATAATCGGGCGCAAATCATTAAACAAATGACGCAAATCCGGGTGTATGTCTTTTGCACTCAATACATGGTATTTGTTCGTGTAACTCTCATTTCCGACAACTTCCGTTACTTCATAATGTACGTCTAACCCGCCATCTTTCAATAACTTTACTTTCGATAATGAAAACTTTTCCTTTGTAGGAATCGGCATAACATTTTGTTTTTTTTCGCTCATAATTTTTAATCTTTATTGTTTCCCGGTTCCCCCGGGTCGGTTTCTTCTTGGAAATACTCGCACGGTTCATCATCAGCACAACGACCGGACAAACAACATACCGGATAATCCACGCAATCAATGCACATTTTTTTTCCGTTCATAATTTAAAAGTCTGTTTCATTTAACAATTTTGCAACCTTGTTTTCCGGCTCTGCATCCGGTGCAAATATCGGTTTCGGGTCGTGAACTAAAACTTCCCTTTTTACCTTTTTGGTCTTTGCGGGTTCCGGTTCCGGGTTAAACTTCAATTGTTCCGCCGGATATTCTTTTGGTTTCAGTTCTATAATACCATTTTCCACCAAAACCGGAATACAACGTTTGCAGGCTTTCACATCCTCCAACGCATCATGCGCCGGGAATGTTTCGCCGGGGAAACACTTGTTGTAAAGTTCCTCCAATTTCGGATATTTGCCCGGACGTCCGTCTGCATACAATGCGCCAACAAATTTAATTGTTTTCATCATCGTATCAATTCGTTTGCCCTTAAACAATGCGTCCTCCGCTTTTGCGTCGTAATACTCACGCCCCATAATTCGCAATATCATTGCTTTTACAATTGACGTATCAAAGTAAATGTTGTGTCCTACTAACAAACGGGCTTTTTCGCAATCCTCCAAAAATTCGTCTATAATATCAGCAAATGGGACGCCCTCGGCGTTTGCTCTCTCTGCTGTAATTCCGTGAACTTCTGTTGACGCTTCCGGTATTTCCCATCCCTCCGGCTTAATAATGTAGGAACGTTCCTTTTCGTTTACCGCCCATGCCAATTGCACAATATTTGGAAATTCCGCAAAATCAACGTCCCATTTTGCGCCCTTTGGGGGCAACCCGGTTGTTTCACAATCGAACGTCAAAACATCTTTCAAATCAAATTTTTGCATAACCTTAAATATTAAATCATTAATTACTGTTTTCGCTCTCATTGCGGTATTTATCCCGCTTTTTCTCCAACTCCAAAACGTCCCGGTTTTCGTCTATATACTTTTGGACGTCCCGGTTACAAAACGGTTTTCCATCCAACCAAAGCAAATGCCAATACGGTACGTTTTCCATCGGTTGCCCTTTAAATTTGCCTTGCGGCATCGGGGATTTATCGTTTAATTCCATACTAAAAAAATCTTTTTTGCCCGTCTTTATTGGGCGTTTGTTCAACATAATTTGCCCGTGTAATCCACACGCAACCGCATTTCAAACATTTAACCCGGCTATATCCGTGCGGCGTATATTGGTACCGGATAACCCGCCAATCTTTCAACGGGTAACATTTACGGGGTTGGTTACACTTGCAAAACATATTATTTTTTCTTTTTTAATCTTCTTGTTTCTTTTTTACGGGTATTATACCCGGTTTTAAATGCCGACAAATAAATAAAATCGCACGCATCAATAAACATTTCGCTTGTCTTGCATAATTTATATATTGGGCAATCCGTACATTTAATCCGCCCGCTTGCCTCTCTCGCTTTCTTTTCCAACGGGCTTAATTCTGAATAATGCCTCATATTAAATGCTTCTTGGGTCGTCTATAAACGTGTTGTATTCCTCTGCGGCAATCTGTTTCAAATGCTCAATATGTTCTATCAATTCCGTATTGCTCAACTCTGCAATTGTCCGCAACCGGGTTTCATATTTCCCGGTGTTAATATCCGGGGTCTGCTCATACATAACCGGGGACAACTCACGCAATCGGCGTTCGGTTTGTTCCTCTGTCAGACGTTCGCCCGCCTCCCAAATTCCGGTTCTGAATGTTGGTACAACGTAATTGAAATAATAACCTTTCAAAGCCTCTGACGAACCGGGCGACGCTACAATAAAACGGGCGATTATGCGGCTACCTTTGTGCATTGCAAAGAATTGATTTAATTCCCCCATGTACATTTGTAAACCGCCGTTATTATTAATCATTCCCGTTGCTGTTATCTCTCTTTTTTTCATACTTAAAAATCAAATAAGCCATTATAATACGCTTCTCTTACTTTCTTTCCGAATTTTACAACATGATGTCCCTTTTTGTTTTTCTTTATATTTCCGGGAATATAAAATACAACTCCATTTTTAGGTAGGTTATATCTTTGGTAGAAATTGTAAAATTCATTCGTTCCGTATGATATTGCATTTTTAGCAATTTTCTTTAGCTTCCTCGGTATTCGTTTCATTGTCTTTCTTTTCCCGGTCAACAAATTGTTTCATTGTCTTATTAAAAGCCTCGCCGCCTACTTTCAAAATAAACGTTCTTTCGCTGCTTGAATATCCCTGCAACTTCTTATCCATTGCATTTGCATACAATACCGTCATTTGTCCCGGTTCAAAAACTCCTCGTTCCTGCAAACGGTCTATCGGGTGCCGCTTCAATGGTGCGTCCGCCATCATTCCGGCTTTTCTGCGGGTGTTTTCCAAATCGGAAATAACCACTTTCAGATTATTATAAAAAGCGGGTGTTTTCAACACGTCCGCAATTGTCATTTCTTTAACTTCCATATTGTTTTGTTTAAGGGACGCCGGGGAACCGACGCCCCGGTTAATTACTCGCTTTCTGTGTATTCCTCAATAATCAAATCGTCCTGCCCTCTTTTAACTTCTTCAATGAATCCTTGGAACCCGTTTTTCTTGGCAATATCAATAATTGCTTGCAATCTCTTTTCGCCCAAACTTTCGCCCCTCGCAATGCGGAATACTTTCACGGTTGGGTTACTTGCAATAATCAGTTTTGCGGCAACCTCCATAATTTGACTATCTGACACTTTCCCGGCAACGAACGGCACGCCGTTTAATTCTAACCCGTCGTCCGTGAACGAAAGCCCGGCAATCGGCAATTTGGACGTTGCAATAAGTGTTTCCCTTTCCTTTGCCAATGCGCCTAATTTGTCCTCAAACGTGCGGGCGGTTTTCTCGGCGGCTTCCTTTTGTTTCTTTTTTGCCATGTAATCCACAACCAACGCATTGATACGGTTGTGTTCCTCGGCTTTTTTGAGTTGTTCCGCCGTGTCTAATTGTTCCGGGTTATTGGCTTCGTATTCCTCTAACCATTTGTCGGCATTCGCTTTACGTTTCACAAACTCGGATTTGTCATTTACGATAACTTGCAACGTTTCCTTATAATCGTTTTCAATGGCTTTTTTGTTGGCTTTCGCATCTTCTTTGGCTTTTTCCAACCGGGCGTTTGCTTCGGCAATTATCCGGGCAACTTCTTTTTCCTCGGCGGCTAATTTGTCGTCGATTGCCTTAATATTACTTTTTCGGGTTTCTTCTGCCTCTTTAATTCGTCCGGGGATTGCCTCCAATTGTTCAATCCTTTGTTGCCGGGCTTGGCGTACCGTTTTCGCTTTCTCAATCAACCGGGCATTTTCGTTTTGCTCTTCCATCAACGCCGTAATATCCTTTTTCTCGGCATACGTTTTGACGTCGCCGGGTTTCAATTGCTTTTCAGCGTTGGCGCAAATGGTTGTGTACGTCTTGACCTCGGCGTTGGCGTCTTTTCTTTTGTCCTTAACGGTCGTAACCTCGGCGTCAATTTCTGCAATCCGGGTGCGCACCTTTTCCGGCAACAAAGCCTTTACAACCTCAATTTGTTTGCGGCGTCCCTCGGCGGTTTCACTCCAACGGGAAAACTCCACGGCGTCAAAATCTTGGTAGCCGAAAATCTTTTGCAGCATTGAAACGTTATCCGAACGCATCCCGGTTGTTTGGGATTTAATGGATAACGTCCCCCGTGGGTTGGCTTTGGTAAACTTTAATTCGACCTCGTAATTTTCGCCGTCGTTACCTACTACCATTTTCGCAAACCCTTTGTCCTCTCCATTTTTCAACACGGCGTCCCGGTTCCCGGTCAACATTGCGCCGATTGCTTTTAATAGGGTTGATTTGCCTAACTCGTTGTCCCCGGTAATGAAATATACATTACCCTCAAAATCTGCGTTGAACTCTTTGATAACTTGAAAATTCAACAATTCCAATTTCTTAATATACATCGCTCTAATTGTTTATGCCGGGGTTCCCCCCGGCGGTTATTACTATTTTGTTAATCTCATTCTTTGGTGTATCATGGTTTGCACTTTATTAAGTGCATCCCGGTTGGCGTCAACCTCTAACCGGGTACAATCAGCAATAAAGTTTTCCAATCGCTTATATAGGTCGTCCAACTCTTTTGCCGTCATTGCGTGCCGCACGGCTCCCAATTCGTCCTTATCCATTTTTGCAAACTCTTTTAAGGGTTTCTAAATCCCGGCGTTTGGGTTCGTCGGCGTTCTTTGTTGCGTCAATTAACGGCATATCGTTTGTTGTTGCCGTCCATTGTTCCCGGTAACGGGGGACGTATAAGTTACTTTATAATGTCCGTAACCGCTTGGAATAAAACTAAAATCGTAAATACTTGTTTTCGCTCTCATACTATTTTGTTTTTATAGTTACCGGGAAAACGCCCGGTCGTGTTATTATCATGCCGCAAATATACGTATAGTTTTTATATTACCAAAACTTTTATCTTTTATTTTCGGCTATTTTTTTTATTTTCCGCAATAATCGCCCCAAAACAACGCATTTACCCACGCCGCCAAACTCAACTAACATATTACCGTTACGCCCTCTTATACATTTACCATCGGAACGACGAACCGCCCGGCACGGCATACGTCGCAATTCCGGGCGGGTCAATCGGTCGCCTAAATAGATATAATCCATTTTGTCCATTATCAAAACAATTTCATTTGTGTATCGGTCAATACAGCAACGACCGCATCAACTTTGCGTTCCCAACTTTCCAACGTTGCCAATTTTTCCGGGGTTGGGTTCCGTTGACAACGTCGTTGGTTGTGCCGCATCTGTTTTACCATTTCCGCCAAATCTTTTGCCGTTATTTTTTCGGGATTTTCGATTTGCGGGGCTTTTGTTTCGTCTGCCATATAAGTAACCATTTGAATAATTAAACGTCCCTACGGGCTTAAAATAAACGGTTGTGCATTTGTTGGGGCAAATTTTCCAAAACCCAACGGGGGTTATTCTGCAAAATGAACCGTCCAAAGTGCATAATTAACGTTGCGTCCGCATTCCACAACGCCGGGGTAATCTCCGGGTACAATTTCCCGGCAATATCCCGGAACCGTCGTTTGCGGTCTGCCTTTTCCTCCTTTTTCCCTTTTACCTTAATACGCAATTTAAGGTCGTTTTGCCACTTCATCGCATTAACCAAAACAAACGGTATTTCGGCGACGGTTATAATGGCTTTCAAATGCTCAAAGTTTTGCAACATCTTTTGTATGCGGTACAATTTACCCATGTTTGCCCCGGCATCGCCAACTGTTACGTCGTCCGGGCGAACGCTCAATTTTTCCAAAAAGACAATCGGCGTGCAAATCTCTTTGTAATAGTTGAGAAAATCCCGTATCTCGTTAATGTCTTTAGGCATCTTAATTGCCGTTGCGTTGTGGTTGGGTCGCCAAACCACAATACCCCCATTGCTTCCGGGGTCTATGCCTATAATGCAATTTATTTTCATAACATCTTTTTTATTTGTTCAATCTTAATCAATCGTTCGTCATACGCTTGCTTTGCAGTTATAAAACCGCTCTTTCTGTATCGTATTCCGTCGATTTGAATTTCATAATTATATTTCCCGGTTTGTTTATGCCGGGTTACTCCCTTATATCCGGTTGTGTTATCTCGGCGTATTCGCCTATTTCTATTATTTTCCGAATGAGTAACAAAACGGCAATTTTCCGGGCTATATATCCCGTCGTTATCTATCCGGTCAATTTCTAAACCGGGGTTATATCCATTTTCTAAAGCCCAATTTTTGAAGGCATCAAAACAAAACCATTCTTTGCAAATAGTTATTCCACGACCTCCATAATTGTTATAATCCTTTCTTTTAGGATTATAACAACGGGCTTTTATACTTTCCCAAAGTCGGTACAACTTTGTCGCTGAAACTCTTTTTTTCATTTTTCAAACCTTAAATAATGATAGATATAAATTTCGTCCTTAATCATTCGGTCAAACGTCCGTTTAATTTCTTTGCGCCGGGCAACCTCAAAGGCTGTATAATCAATTTCCGGGCTTTGGGTTCCTTGTTTCCGAACGTGGTAAACGGTAAATTCATTAACGAACCCACGGGCGGCACGTGCCAAAAATCGGTTATACGCTTCTTTCCGGTCGTCCTCGGTTTCTTTCACTTCATCCGCTAACCCAACGCCCAACAACCAATTATAAACAAACATTTCGTCGGTTAATCCAAACACTAAACGCCCGGTATATTTATAGCGCATAAAACACATTAAACAAGTCATAACCGATTGATTGCGATAATACCGGATTTGCTCCGGGCTTAACTCCTTTTTCGGTTCCGGCAACGCTGTATATGCTTTGCCGATAACTTGGTTTTGTTTCCGGCAATATGCGTTCAATACCTTTGCGAAATAATCGGCGTTGAATTGTTGGTAATGTTTCCGTTCGGCGTTGCCGTCCCTATCCTTTGGCAAATAGTCGTCTAATTCCCCGGTAATCAGCAATTCAAACGCTAATTTAACCTCGGATAATGTTAATTGCGAATAATAGCGTTTGAGCAAATCCAACAACCGGGTACAAATATACGTCCAATCGTCCCGGTTTTCCGTGGGAATGATAAACCCCACGTCCATTGCGATAAACCGGAACATTTGCCCGGTTTTGGCAATCAACGTTTCGTCGTCAATCTCGGCAATCTGTTTTTTTGTGGACGCCACGAAAATATACTTTTCAACCGGGGTTAATGCTTTGGCAACCTCCGGTAACTCAACCATCGCCCGGCGAACGTCAATTGCTTTTGCCGTTCCGCTATAAAGCAAAACGGCGGCGGATTGTCGTTTTTCGGGCAACGTTTGTGGCAATCTGTTTGTCTTTTCGGGTAATGCTTCCATGTTAATAATCATCTTTCAAATACTCAATAGCCCCGGCAACGTTCAATCTTTGCGTTGGGGCTTTGTATTCGGGTTTCAAATGCAACTTTTTCTTTTCGATGTCCCCCCGTATGAAATTGCGGACGGTCGCCAACCAACCGTTTTTAGTACGCTTCATATTCTTTTGGTCGCTCCAATCGCTAACCGAATGAAAGTAATAAACCAAATCGACCTTTTCAAATTCCGGGGTTGCAAACTTACTTTCAAACTCGGAATAATCCACGCCAACGCCGTTTTCAAATTTAACCATTTTGCACACGGCGGAATTGCGGAATAACGTTTTTTTCTCTTTTGGTTCCTCAACCCTTGTTTCTTCATCCGGGAATAATCCGGGGTTCTTTACCCCGGTATTATCATTATCAAAAGAGGTATTAATATCATCTATCTTTATTGTGTCGGATTTTCCAACCACGGGGGTTGGATTTTCCAACCGGGGGGTAGTTGGATTTTCCAACCGGGGGGTAGTTGGATTTTCCAACCACTCCAAAGCAACCCAATAATTAGACGTATATTCACAATAACGCACCTTATTTTTTTCATACTCAAACTTATTGATATACTGTTTATCAACTAATTGTTTGAGTAACTTAATAACCGTGCTTTTATCTAATCCCGTCCATTCGATAAGATACCGCAACGAACCCTTAAAACGGCTTTCGCCGTCTTGACTAAAACCATGTATCAAAGCGAAAACCAACAATTCGTTACCTTTCAATTTAAGTTTCGTAATCATTGGGGCTAATATGGTTATGAAATTACTATCCCTTATTGTCATTTTCAACAAATTTAATGTTATTACTGTCTTTTCGTTCGTGTGCATTACACGGGAACCGTTTACATGAACCGGGGAATTTATGGAAATAACAACTTTCACAACCTTGCCAACCCGTCCTTTTAATGGCTCTTATCTCTGTATGATTAACAATAATTGTTTCGTTAATCTCTATTTCAATTTTTTGTCCCATTATTTGCCGCCCTCCAATTCTTTAACGGGTTCCCATGCTTTACGCACTTTCAAAACATTGTCGGCACTCTCATTGGGAACCAACGACACGACGGGAAAACGGGAACGGTCGCCCGGTTTTTGCGTCGTGGCAAATTGTACATTCAAATCAAAGATAATGCCTTTGCAAAATCCCCGTTCCGCTAACATACCGTCGAACGTTTCCCGAATTTGCGGGATTGTGGACGCCGTACCCTTTGTTGCGAATTGCCAAACCCCGGCAACCCCACGAACCAAAGGAACAATAAAGTTTAGCGTTAATGTTACCTCCCAACCGTCGCAATCCGGTTGGCGGCTCTTTTTATTCGGGTAACGCTTCGTTATTGACTGCATTAAGTTTGGGTATTTCTCGGTTGTCAACGTTTCGTATTTCTTTCCGTCCCATACTTGGAACGTGTCGCCATCGCCCGCCGCAATCAATCGCCCGTCGTCGTCCCGGTATTCGTAACGTTCGTTACATACTTTTGCCGGGTCGTCGTCCGGGAAAACAATTTGTATTGTTTGCGGCTTTTCGCCGTATGCTTGCGTAAATAATCCGGCATACTTTCCCGTTGGTATGAAGTAATCAACGCTTTGCGGATAACCGTTTGCGTTTTTAATACCGATTTTTATTTGACCGACACGGGGAAAAATCAAACGGGATTGTTGCGCCTCCGGTCGTTTTATTCTTCCTTTCATATCTCAATCAAATTTCGGGGTCGTCGTTCAACATCTTTTTCCTACTCTCATTTTTGGGCTTTTTAGGCTCGTTTGCGGGCTTTACTTTCTTTTCCGTGGTATTACCCCGCTTTGCGGTCGTTTTGCCCGTGGTGGCTTTCTTTTCCGCCTCCTTTGCCTTTTTGGGCGCACGTTTAACAATGGTTGTTTTCTTTGGCTTCTTTTCCGGTTCCGGTGCGTCCGCCTTGACTTTCTCGGCGGCGTCCGTGTTTTCGTCCGGGGTTGCCTCCTTTGGGGCTTTCGTTTTAATCAATTCCGCCAACGATAAGGATATTACGTTTTGCGTCAAATCGGGTGCATTATCCAATAAAACCATACCATTAACCGACGTAAACGTATTATCTTTCTTTTCGTCCTCAATGGCTGCAATTTCTAACAGATACGGGATTTTCCGTATATTGGGGCTATCCGTTTGTTCTTTCAAATTGTACGACGGACGTTTGCGCCAATCTTTCGGGCTGAAATTGAAAATACGGGTAACGGGGAATTGTTCAAAATTGACGTTCCACATATCCCGGTACATCCCTAATTGTATTTCGCTTTCCTCGTAAAATCCTTTGCGTCCGCTCTTAAAATCGACGATTGCGTTAATACGTTCGTCGCCGCCTATCTTTGCCAACATGGTACACGGGCAATCAATCATTCCGGCATACTTGTAATATGGATGCACTAAAGCAATTTCAACCGCCAACGGGCGCACGTCGTAATCTAATACGAATTGAGCAAACGCCAATACGTCCTTTTTCAAATCGTCGGCATAATATATAAAATCGTCCGGCAATCGGTAAACCTCAATATATTCTTTTAGTTTGCCTTTTAACCCGTCCAAATCATAAGCCCGGTTAATTAATAATTCCTCAAATGCGGCGTGCATAAACGTACCATACGCCGCCCGTTCGCCTTTGTATCGTTCCGCTTCCTCAATGCCTTTGTTGGCAATCCATTGTATTAAGTGCGGGGCTTTGGGTAACGTTTGGGACAATATCGTTGTAACCGACGGGAAAAACTCCGGGTTCCCGTTGTCGTCATATCGGTAATAATAGCGGTGTCCCTTACTATTCAATTGCCAAACCTTATACGGGGGTTCAATCAACGTTTTTTCATCAAAAAACATTGCCGTCATTTCCTCAACCGTCATGCCCGGCAATATCTCAAATATTCCGGTTGGTTGCTCAACCTCGACCGCTTCAAACGGGGGGATTATTTGTTGTTGTTCCTCGGTAATTTCCGGGAATTGGTCGGCGGGAACGGCTCCCAAATTTTCGACCGTCTTTTGTACCGGGTTTTCCGGTTTCTTTTTGTTCGCTCTCATTTTCTACTCTTTTTTAATTCTGAAAATCCACATAATACCATTACGGCACACATACCCGCAAACATCAATTGCCACGGGTTCCACAATGCGCCAATCAGACAAACAACGCCCAACGTTCCAAACGTCGCAATAATCGCTTTCGCTTGGAACCTATCGGAAAACATAACGTCCGCCATGCGTTCAAACCATTGTAACCCGTTATTCTTCATAGCCAAACAAATAATTAGGGGTGCAATTACACATTTCGCAAATGATAACAACCCATTCCGGGCGTATCTGTTTGGTCGTACCGTTACATAAGTTAGTCATATTAACTTGTTGTGCGCTTTCGGTGCGTCCCTCCCATAAACGGGCGGCAACCTCTTTTTTATAGACCTTAACCCCGGCGGTTTGCGCCCGTGCGATTGCCTCGTTTACTCTTAATTTCGTCATTTCTGCCATTTCTTTAGTCTTTTATTGTTAATAACTCGGTTCGTTGCTCTCTTTGTGTCCGCAATGCGTACACGTTTTTTCCTCCCAAATTGCGGTATATTCCGGCGGGGTTAAATATCCATCGCCTCCGGTCTGTTTATATTCCCCGTCGGTAACTTCCATTTCGCCGCCGCACTCCGGGCAATCTTCATTACCCATTAAATCCAAATCCGGGACAATGAAATATACCCGTTTCAGATACACGCCCAACGCCTCGGAAATCGCCGCATAACAATTGGCGGTTTGTTCCTCGGTTACATCTTCGTTTATTGCATCGAAAACGGAAACGCCCCAATTGTCCGGGTCGTCCTCAATAACTTTGTTTTTGAGTAATTCCGAAACGACAATTTCGGAAACTTGTTTGGCTGTTTTCCCGCTATCGGTCGCCAATTTTTTTAATAAATCGCTATCTTTTATTCTCATATCTTTGCCGGGTACTCCCCCGGTGGGTTTTTGTTTCTGCAAAAGTATAAATAATATTTGTATTACCAAAAATAAAACCTTTAAATATTTTATTTGTTCACGTTGGACGCTTGTAATACAGATAAAAAGCACTAATTTTGTTGCACCGCATAACCTTACAACATCGCTCTCGGTTACTGCGTATCAACCCCCGGCGTTACTTCATTGCGTCGGGGGTTTCTCTTTTAATCATGTATTCCAAATTCACAATCCCCCCATTGGTCGAAATCCGCCCCGTCATAACTTAACGGGTAACGTTCCGGTTCCGGGCAATCCGTCCAACATTCCCGACGTGCATTATTTACGGCGACCCGTTCCGGGTTATATCCGGGTTTATTCTTTTCCCTCAATTTGGCGGCGCAACTCTTACAACAACAACGTCCCCAACCCCGGCGTAAATTCCGGGTATCGGCGTTATATTCTTTGCCGCAATTATCGCAATTTCTTTTTATCATTGCCATATATCAACCCTTTGTAAATCCTTTAAATGCGACGTGGTAAACGTCGTATTGTTTCCCGGTAACATAAAACTCAATCATACGTTCCGGGTTCCCGGTGTCGTTTATCGTAATGGTTGGGTATGGTTCCCCCGGCAATTGGTTATAATCGCTTTCAATATCCCGCAATCCCTCCGGGAAATCCGAACGGTCGGCGGAAAAATACCGGGTTAAACTCTCTTTTATTCGGTTCAACATTTCGTCGCCGTGCGGCTCAAAATGCGCTTTTATCTTATCTTGTTTTCTTAATGCAAATCGCATGGTTTCCAAATATTTTTTTGAAACGTCCACGACCTTTGCGCACGTTTCCGGGTTAAACATTCCTATATGCGTGTATTCCGTTGGTAATCCCAATTGCTCGGATAACCATTTGTAAGCCTCGGAACGCTTCATTAATTTACGCTTATATATTTCGTCAAAATATCGGTGCGCTTCAATCTTACATCGGCGTAACTCGGCGTTTGCTAATCGCCCCTTTGCCCGGTCGGTTCCTGCATGAACGCCAACATACGCCCGGCATTTAGGGCAATAGTAAATCATTCCGTAATCAATGCCGTAAACCTCAATACTATTTTTGTACTCGGTTGGAATATGGCAATACGGGCAAATCTTACCTTTCAATATTTCCCGTTGTTCCTCTGTTAATATCATTTTCGCCCTCCTTAATCACTTTGCAAAACTTATAATATTGGGTGTCGGCTCTCAACTTGACAAAGCAACCCAATATCGTTGCCGTCCAATAATAGGTTTAACACATCGCCGGGATTGTGCCGGGTATAAAGCAAAAATAATCCGCCGTTTGCATTTTGGATTATTTTATACATTGCTTGACTTAATCGGTAACGTTTCGTTTTATTCATCGCTCTAAATGATTATGCCAGGGGATTGCGCCCCCGGCGGATTATTATATTACTAAAATTCCTATGTTTTTCGCAATTTCTAATACTTCTTTTTTAGTTTTTACTTTCGTGGGAATTATGGTTCCGTTTAAAGACTTACCAAATGTTTTATTTGATTTAACCCAATAATATGTTTTTTGCCCCATTATATCTTTAACCGTTTCCCAAAGGATTTTACCGTATGTTATTTTCCAATATGTACCACCGCCAAACGGCATATAATTGCCTTTGTTATCACTCCATGATACACAACATCTAACCGCCCTAAAATATCGGGTTCCATCTGAATTAGTAAAGCAAACCCGATATGCTGTATTTTCTTTCCATTCTGAACAAAGATTTTTGCGGCTTTCCAAAAGGCTATTTTTAATATCAATATCTAAATCGTCTAACATCATAGTTGTTAATATTATGCCGGGGGTATATTCCCCCGGCGGGTTATTACTTATTGGAATAGGGGTTGCGGTAATTCATCCAATCTTTATGCGTCCGGTAACGGATAACGTGGCGGTCAACTCCGGGAACCTCGCCGACGATTGCCGTATTGGTGTGTTCTCTCATGTACTTTGCAATTTCGCCATCAAATCCCAATTCTTTGAATTGTTCCGGGGTATAAACCACGACGACGGGTTTAAAATGTTCGTCCCGTGCTTTCCGGCATTCGGTTAATGTAGGCTTTACACACGTGAACAATTCGCCGTCCTCGCTACGATAATCGTATTGTATTAACTTGGTTCTTTTACGTCTAACCATCGTATAAAACGTTTCGTAATTCTCTGTTCCTTTGGGGCATTGGCTTACGCCGTTTAAATCTGTTTTCATTTCTTGGAAATTTATTTGTTGCCCGGAAAACGCCGGGTCGTTGTTTTACTGATAATAGAAAGTGATTTTAACGCCTCGGCGCAATTTGCAAACCTCTTTGCCGCCGTAACAATTGAAAGCACGTTTTAATAAGCGATTGACTAACTTAATATCGCCGACAATCTTTATTAAACCGGACACGCCAACCAATACATTAACCTTTTTGCCGTTTACAATTCCGTTTACCTTGATTTTGAAATTGCGGTTAATCTCTTTTGTTGTGTAATCTAATCCGTTATAAATGCTTTGAGTATTCATATTGTTTCGCTCTCTATTTTCCGGGAAAACGCCCGGTCGTTCTTGTTTGATGATGCAAATATACAACCTTTATTTTAATTACCAAAGGCTTTATCTTTTATTTTCGTGTTTTCCTATAAAAAAATTTCGTTTTTGGTTCCAAAAGAGTTATTTTCTTAGAATTTTCGATTTAAGCGACTTTTGCAAGCGGGACGGGTAAATTATCCACTTTGAAATAAAATGCCCGGAAACGGGCTAAAAATGGCTCAATAGAAAAAGGGGTTGCAACGCCTTGTTACAACCCCCGGTTTATTACTTTTCTATGGTTACGAACTCAACCCCCAATATTCGGGTCGCCGGGTTCTTGCTTACAACGTCAATTTCCCGGTTCTTAATCTTTCGGGTTTTCCAAAGGAACCCCCAAAAGCGTTTATATTGCACCGTTTCCGCTATTAACAGACTATCCCGGTTTATGTGCGTCCCGGTAAATACTCCGGCGGGCGTCGTGCATCCGTGTAACTCAAACCACGGTTCCACAATATCAATACAACGTAATACGGTCGTAACCGTGTCGCCGGGCAAATATACAACACTATCCCGGACGGTTGCCCGCAATTCGTTGATTGTTTCCATTTGGGTTGTTGTAACCCGTTCCAACTCCCGGTTCTTTGTCTGCAACGTCTTTATCAACTCCGTATCGCTCGCCCGGTATTTTTCAAACTCTGACAATTTCAGTTCCAAAACCCCAACTTTTGCGGCGTTCAAACTATCTTTTGTTTGGTACCGGGAAACGTCCTGCAATAACGTTTCCGTGTTGGTTCTGTATTTGTCCCTTTCCCCGGTTAACTGATTAATCCGGGAACGTTGCACCCATATAGTGACAACGGCGGCAACCGCCAAAGCAATTGCCGCTATTATTAGATATTTTTTCATAAGATACGTTTTATTGTATTGTAATGTACTTTGGCGATACGCTCACGCCCTGCGTCCGTCATCATAAAACGGCAATCCTTTTCATTATCAAAGAAAAAGTTTTCGGATAATACCGCCGGGCAAACCGTATGTTTCAGTATATAAAATTGGCTTTCTTTGTCCGGGTCGCCGTCTATATAATCGAAACGCATTTTCCAACCGTCCGGGGCAAACTCCTTTTCCGCTTCTTCGCAAAGAACGGTTGCGATTGCATCCGCTTTCGTTTGTCCTACGCTTGTGTAACATTCCCACCCGGTGCCGCCTCCGGCGTTCCCGTGAACGCTAAACAAAACGGCGTTGTTGCCGCAATCTGCATGGATAACGTTTGCACGTCGGCAACGTTCCGGTAATGATACGTCGTTGTCCTCCGGTACCAAAATTTCAAACTTTACGCCATCGGTTTTTAACATCGCCGCAATACGGCGTACAATGTCACGGTTAAACTCCCATTCAAACAATTGGGAACCGTCCCCCCAAATGGGGGAACGTTTTCCGGCACAATCCACGCCGTGACCTCCATCAAGAATAATTACTTTCTGTTTCATAACTCCATTTAAATTTTTTATATGTTTTTACTCATTTTCGTTTTCTCCTTTCTTTTTATTGTTTTTGTCGGGGTCGTCCCCAAATTCTTTTTCCAATCTTTCAATTATCGGTTGCAAATGCGACGGCAAAGCCCTTGTAAATTCCAAACGGATAACATGGTAAATAATACGTAATGCCAAATTCCGGGGGTACGCAATAATCAGATTGCGGAACGCATTTTGCAAATACACGTACATAAATACATAAGTAAGCGATTTAACAACTACAATTGCCGCTTGACCGTCGCCGCAATTTTTCATAATGATAAAAATCGCCTCCACAATGAACAGATACAAAAGCAATTCGCACAATGCGTTTTTAAATTTACGGAACGAAAAGTTTTTGCATCGCACAATCGCCACGCCGTCCGCCCTCATTCCCGCCCAAATATTGAACGCAAACATTACTACTAACGCATAAACAAAACCCTTTGTCGGGGTTAAATACCCAAATAACGGGCTAACCGTGGAAATGGCGATTATACGCCATTGTTCCCAATTAAATAATCTTTCCATAATTAAACTTACATAGTTATTCTACAAACATAATGTCTGAGCAAATAAAGCCTGTAATCTTAATGCACCTTGATAATTAGGATGCACACCCCATTGGTCAGCCCAATTATATGCTGCATTCTCTGTTGTTCGCATATCCCAATACAAGGGTATTGCTTTTAATCCATATTTTTCAGCAACTCTTAGCTGTAGATATGCTATTGCTTCGCTTGCTTTCAATCCTGTATCTTTATCAGTCCAATTTCCATATATTCCGCCACAAGGCATTACAGTTGGTATTACTATTTCTTTGCCGGGAAAATCTCTCTTTAACATAAGAATACACCCTTTTAATGCTGAAGCAAATGATAACTCAGCAGGCTTCTCAGATGTGCAATTTTCGTCAATAGTAATAATTCCCTTGGTATTATCTACGTATGCAACATCATCAACAGTCCCAATTTTTAGACTTTCTTTAGTCATGTCGTTTGTCCCTCCAAATAAGGAAATCATGTCAAAAGAATAAATAGACATCCTTTTTTTTGCGCATCTATACCATATTGATTTGTTTTCATTTGGAAGAGAATCATCATCGTTATTTGGCATTATAGTAATACCTCCATTTGCTGGAGCTAATTGTTCAGATATATCTCTAACATAATTCAAATTATAATTTGTTTCCAATAGCCCTTTCCATCTATAATTATTTAGTGTTGAAATGCTATCCCCTATATATATACATGTCTTTCCTGTATATTTTTTTACATTCGGTATTTCGCTTGCTTTTAAAATATAAATATTATTAATTTTATCAGCAGAACCCAATATATACCCATCTTCCGGGGCAGTAAAATAAGTATTATAAATTGAATAAGGAACAAAACTATAAGGTACTGATTCAATTGTAGGAATTTCTTTAAAAAAACCCCATGCCGCATAGACATTATTAGTACCACCCATTATTCTTGCTCTTTCTCCTTTTTTCACAAACGCATATTGACAATATTGTCCAATCTGCGGATAGAATTTTCCTACATTATTGAAATAATAATTATCAATAGTTCCTACTACATTATAGGAATTATAAAAATAGTAGCTTAGATATTCTATAATATTAATATCTTTATATTCCCCCAATTCTATATTTAAAGCATTAGTTTTATCAGAACTTGACGCTATATACCCATCAATAGGAATTATTGCGTATAAATCCTTTTCATTTGTATAAGGTCTGAAATATACTGGCTTAGAACTAACAGTAGGCTCTTCTTTAAATAAAGCAAAAGCTGAATAATTAGTACCTATTGAAGCCGTTATTTTAACGAAATCCCCTTTTTTGACCTTTAAGTATTTTATGTATTGCCCTGCTTGATAAATTATCTCTCCAGTATTCTTTATATAATATCCATCAATTGTTTTAGTGGCAACTTTATTATAAGCTATTGGTTTTCTACAAAGATTAAAATTAATAATATCAGATAAAGATTCTTTTGATTTATATAAGTTGATAATAGAAAGATAATAGCCAGATATTGCTATATAGCCATCAATAGGAGAAATCACATACTGATTATACCCATCATAGGGATAATATGAAGTAGGTGAAGAATTTATATTAGGAATATCATCAAAAAAGGCATAGGCAACATAATATTCATTTAAATTTTCCTCTATTTTTATAATATCTCCTTTATTTACATGCCAATAATAAGTTATTTGTTGAATTTGAGATACAAAATTACCATTATTGTTTATATAATAATTTTGTATATAACCTTGCGGTTGTTCAGAAATACTACTAAAGTACATTGATAAAGCACTTCCTAATATATTTTTTAACTCGAAAACTTTTGCACTTGTTGCAATTCCGGAATCTTGTTTTACCCAATTACCATTTTTGTTGGTAAATATAAATACTTGGTCTGTTAATTCAACGCCTCCAAAATTTGAATAAACGCCCGGTTCTGAAGCTAGATAAAAAACATTTTGGTCCGGCGTTCCCGGATTTGTCGTTGGGGTTGCTATTCCTGCGAATGTCGCATTATCTCCTACTGTGGAAATAATTGTTAATAATGCGTTTTGCATTATTGCTCCCGTAATTTCTTGGTTACCGTTTGTTTTAATAACGTCGGAAACCGCTTGTTTTAACTGTTCGTAATTTCCCATAATTTAAAGTTTTAGTTGTTGTCGAAATCATTATTGAAATCGTTGTTGAAATCTCCTTTATTAGCTAGTATATATCCACGTCCTATTTTTTTGACTACGGTGTTCGTTTTAAATTCAATTTCCACACTTGCTAAATCTCCCTGCGTTTGCCATTTGGGGGTAATTAAAAAAGTGTCGCAATCGTATTCCCTGCCGTACTTGTCAGTTATATGTATGTAATCAGCCATACGGATAAAACGCATAACGTCGCAAAGGAACTCCGGTGCCAATATCGTACATTTAAACGTTTTGACTGATATTTGTTTTTCCGGGAAAAAATACCCGTCCCGTTCTTCGCCGTCCTCTTCAAATTCATAATCCGGCTTTCCCAACTCGGTACAAAGGTACAACGTATTTTTGAAATCCGGGTTTTTATATACTATTTGCCCGGCGTCAAATACCAAATTTTCAATATCCCACCATTGTATTTTTAAGTAACCGGAAACATCTTGTACGACCGTGAACATTTCAGAATACCACGTTTGCACGCCATCCGATAACGTCATATAATATATTCCGTCCAACTGATTTAATGGCATGGGTAAAATTGACGGGTACAATATAACATCATAACCCAACGTTTGAAACCGGACAATCTGCAATCCGGTTTCTTTCATGTACGTTGTTATGTTTGCAACTTGCTTTCCGGTCTTTTCATACAATACCACTGACGTAACATTATTTGACCGTGTGTTTCTGATTATCTGAAACGGTAACAATCTATCAGCCGGGGCAAATAACGGGTAAATTGCGCCGTATGCGTAACTTTTTCTGTGGTTCTGTTCATTTATTGACGTGTACCACGGCAAAACGCTTATATTGTTATTCTGTATCATATTTCAACGTTGCTTTAATGTTTCGACTACACAAATTTACTGAAAGTTTATCAACTTGACCGTTACCGATATATGTTTTAACTAACTGCATCGGGTTTGGGTCTGTGGTTCCTGCCGGGAAATTTAGTGTTTGTTTTTTCTTTCTCTCAATCCCGATTGCATAATTTGGGGAATTATTTATTTTAAAATTCCGTGCGGGCATATCATAAACCCAATATGTCGGTTGTATATTGATAAACGCTAAATAACCGTTTTGCAAATAGTATTCTACATTATCAACGGTTTGCCGTGTAAACGGTAATTCCAATTGTCCGCCTCCGGACGGCGTAACCGCCGCAAACAATGCGAATCCATCCGAACTAATTGCACCGGGGTTTAACAACATCAAATCAATATCAGACGTAAAATTGGAAATATTTATTTCTTCTATCTTTCCGGCTGTTACATATTTTGACGTAATTTCTATTGGCAACCCTTCAAATGGCGTTGTTACGTCATCCATCCATTCAAATTGGTAACGTTCCGGCATATCTACTTTGTCAAATGAATATTCCGACGTCGCAAAAGCTAATTTCTTGCCATTCCTAACGTTTTCTAACTGCGTTAAATCATAATCAATAATTGGGTTATATCCATACGAACCGCCATTTCTAAACCAACTTACTTGTTCAATCTTAAATTTTCTGTCCTCAATATACCAATAACATTTGTAAATATCCCGTAACATCGTCATAATCTGTTGCAATGTAACCGGGGCTTTTTGCGCCGGGGTCTGATATTCTCCATTAATGATATTACTTTTCTGACTTATTAGCAACTTAAATGACTGCCCGGAAATAGGATTGTTTGTGTTATAAAGAAATTGGCTGTATTCCGGCGTCGCTTCATGCGTTATTCCGGGCGCAAATTCTTTTAATAGCACATTGATACATGACGACAATGTAAACGCATCACGCAAAGTATATGCTTTTCGGGCTTTTACCTCTAATATCCAATCCATCAGATAAAACCCAAACCATAACGACGCATAACGCCACGTTGACCGGGCGATTGGATAAAACGTTTGTCCATATATGGAATAAGGCGGCGCAAAATACTTTCCACTGTCGGCTAATCCCCACTCGGTCGGCGTATCTGAAAAATTTTTAGATATAAATGCCACGTCGATTGCGTAACCAATTGCCCGGCGGTAATTTCTATTATTATCTACAATATCATCGGACGGCAACGGGTATGTATCTAAATCGTCTATTTTATCAACATCAACCAAATATCGGGCGTATATATTATAACTTTTCATATCGGCGTGCATCGTACCCGTTGCTCCGGAACCCTCAACGGCGGTTAAATCAAATTCCAACGTATCAAAAGGTTCTTGCGTTATCTTTGTAAACCGGAACATTGCCACATCATCAGAACGGCGGCGTATCTCAACACATGCTAGCCCAATAGGTAGCCCACCCGCAACTAGTTTTTGTGCAATATGGATATAATAATTTACATTTAATTCCGGGTATAAATCTCCCATAAATTCATCAGGACTTACACCCGTCGACATCCGCCCAACATAAAGCCCGGATATTACCGCCGGGGAACCTTGCGACGTAATTTGTATTTCTTTCAAAATATTACATAGTGCAAAATGATAGGTTTGTATTAATGCGTTTTGGTCAGTCGTGGCGTTTGCGTCTTGTTCCCAATTCGTGCCGCCCAAAAAGCACGAAACAATACTATCTCCGGGAACGTATATTTGTATCAATGGGCGTTTTCTTATTGTAAGAAATTCGATTTGTGGGGCTAACTCAATTAAATTGTATTCCTTTTCCAATCCTGCCAAAACGTCGTTGTATTGGTCTATTGTTTCCGGCTGTACCGTAACCAATTTATCATCATCATTAAACGTACAATCCGTTTTCATAAACTTTGCTTTATAGTATTGATTGTATGTTTGTCCCCAATCATCGCTTTTTTCGATATATAGGAAAAATTCAGAATCAAACGGGGCGTCATTGATAATATCGTAATCAGCACGGACAAAGTTTATTTTACCGGACAATTTAGCCCGGTAAAACCTTTGATTTGTTTCCAACTCATAATCCAACGTTAAATCATCCTTATAATTGGGGCAGACGGTTTGTTTGGTTCCGTCCTCCCCTATCTGCAAAAAGAATCTATATTTTGGTGTCATAGTCTTTTTATTTTACGTTTCAAATTCTTGTAACTTTCAATCGTATTTCCGTCGCCATCCACGTAAACCCGTCGTCGGTTCTGTTCCTTAATTTCCCTTACATCATCCGACAAATTGCGTAAATCCGGGCTTTGTCCGGTAACGTTTAACGTCAAACCGTCGCCGTCTGAATAGGATTTTAAATACTTATGTGCAAACGTACCATTGTTTAGCGAATTGATAACGTCCGGTATTATCTTTCTGAAACGGCGTGAACTTCGTTTATTTATCACGGCGAAAAATTCGCCTCCCTCGGCACGCCGGCGGGTTCCGTCCGGTTTCGTTCCTAAATCAATATCATTTCCGCTTTGGTGCGAACCGCCCTCCAAAAGTTCAACGGTACCGTCGCCGTATGTTTCCGTTCCTCCGGTTCCTCCGGTCTGTTTTGCCAATTGCGCCGCCTTGATTTTAGACGCTGCAAAACTCGCCCACATTACGGCAATTGCAGGTATTGCAAACGGGAAACCTAATTGCGACCATATCAGCGCCGTTGCTGTTACCATGTTTCCGATTTGCTGCAATGTTTGTATTGCTGCCTGCTGTTTTTGCGCTTTCTGTTGTTCTTTCAACGCTTTTTCTTGGTTTTTCTTTGCCAAATCCAACTCCTTTTGCGCTTGTACAACATTATTGGCGTACCCGTTTGCCCTTGCTTCCAATTCTGCATCCAACGCCGATTGTGCGGCGGAAACCTCTTTATCCGCTTGCTCAACGGCTGCATCTGCTGCGGCAACACGTGCCGCCGTGAATGTATTTAACGCATCCAATGCGTATTGCATAGACGTATTAATTGCCTCTTTTTGGTCGTCGTCCAAATTAAGCCCAAACAAACCGTAAATGTCTGTTCCTCGTTCCTCCCCTTTGGATTGCTCAATTTCTTGGTCTATTTTTTTAATAGTGTTTTGAATTGTTTGTACCTCAACATCAGACAATTTATTGGCGGCTTGCTGATTTAATTCTAAAACCTTTTGCAAACGTTCCTTTTCTGCTTGCAAACGGAATTGAGTTTTCCGGGCTTCTGAATTTCTCAACAAATCAAACTCCGATTGTGCCAACGCTTGTTGTTGGTCAAATATCTGTAATTGCGCTTGCAAATATTCGTCCGCAATTCCGGCTCCCTTTGCGTCAAAACTTGCATTAATCGCCGCGGCGTCCTGCTGTTGCCCGGTCGGTTTCTGTTGGTTCTGTAATAATGCGGTTTGTCTTTCGTTTTCCAACAACTGCATCCGCAATTGTTTTTCCTGCTCGCTTCCCTCTTTGACTGCTTGCAAACGTAATTCAATGCTTTCTTTCTGTAACGCTAATTCCTGCAATTGTCGGTCTTGTTCGATTTTCAATAACGCCTCGGTTTGTTGCTGTTCCAACGCCGTAATTGTGGCGTTTATCGCTTGACGTCCGGTTTCGTTCAAATCCTTTTCGGTCTGCAATTGGTGTTGTAAATCCTCAATTTGGCGGGAATACTGATATTGCGTTTGTTGGCGACGCTTTGCCCATTCGTCGGTTTCCAACTGCAATTGTGCATCCTGCAATTTTCGGGTTGCTTCCAAATTCTTTTTATATGCCGCTTCAATTTGCTTTGCTTGTTGTTCTGCTGCCTTTTCCGCATCGCTTTTACCCCTTGGCGTTACGGTTGGGTTCTGTGTCGTTACGGGCTTATTGTCTGTTTGTGGCGTCGGGGTATCTCCAACAGAAACCGGGATTGTTAACGGTTTTATTTTCTTTTGCATACCATCCAAACCCTCTTGGAAATTTTCTGTTATGTCTTTAACTTGGGCTTTAACCAAATTTCCGTACGCTGCTGCATAATCTGCCAATCCTTTTTTTACTTCGTCAAAATCTAACGTAAACGCCCCCTTTAATGCGGTTCCGGTTGCTTTGACTATATCAATAAAGAATCCAAACAAATTTCCCAACGTATCAAATGTTGTTTTGAATCCGGCAACAATCCCATTCCAAATTGCACGTATCAAAACACTTTCATTGTATAACTCAATCAAGTAATTGACAACATCAATAACCCCTTTTATTATCGCCGTCAATCCTTGGTTAACAAAAACTTTTGCCTGCGTTGTCAACGTTTCAAAATTCCCTCCGGTTGCGTCAAACAACCCGGATAATGCGTTTTGCAACTCAATTTGGCTTTGCAATTGTTCCTCCTGCAATTGCGCCAAAACTCCGGCTTTCCCTTTTACTTCATCCATGTTTGTTGAAATATCTTTCAACGTGCGCAAATACTGCAATCCGGCGTCCTCTCCGGGCCCCCCGAATATATCTGCAATTGCAGCCCCGACCGTTGCCGCATTATCCGGCAATTCTGCCAATTTTGCGGAAACGTCTTGTATAACATCGAACGTTGTTTTGGTTCCGGTCTGCAAATCTTTTTGAACTTGTTCCGACGAAATACCGATACCGTCCAAAGCCGCCGCCGTCGCCGTCGTCATTTCACGCAAACGCAAATTTGCCTCCTTAATTGCGTCAACGCCTTTGTCTGAAAAGATACCCATTTTGTTTGTTTGGGTAACAATTGCAACAAATTGGTCTGCTGATATTCCCGCCTCTTTGAAATATGCCGGGTATTCTTTCAACGTGTCTAAAAATTCCCCGTTCGCATCGCCTCCGGCTAAAAACCCATCCTTAACCAATTGCAATGCCTCATTTGCAGAAATACCAAATTGTTTTGATAATGCGTTTGTTGCAATCAATGTTTCCCGGAAATCTGCGTTGAATGAATCGGCGACGGCTTGCACCTCATTTCTAAACGCTTTCAAATCATCGCCACTTTTCCCGGTAAATTGTTGCGTCAATCTCGTTGCCTCAACTAACCCGGCGTTATAATCGTACCACCATTTGAACGCCGCACCCGCCGCCGCAATTCCGGCAATCGCCAAAAATACCGGGTTTGAAAGTAATCCCAACAAAGTTTTTCCCAATGCTTTTGCCCCGTCGCCAATAGCTGTAAAAACTGCTTTACTTTCAGCCCCGCCACGTCCTAACGCCAAAAGACTTTCGCCAAATGCGCTATTTAAACCTAACGTTTCTTTTAATTTGTCGCCATACGCAATAATTGCGTCGGACGCCTCCGTATAATTTCCGACGTTCAATTGAAATTTCCCGGTTGCTTCCTGCAAACGTTTCATTTCTTCGTATATTTCTTTGGTTTGTGCAACCAATTTTCGCCCCTCCTCGGTGTTTTCCCGTTCGGCTTTAGTCATGTTGTTTAAATAAATCTTATTCAATGAATATTGCGCCGATAAACGGTTATAACTACCCTCGGCGGATTGATTTATTTTCACAATCAGTTTATTAATTTGGTTCGCTTCCTGCTGTGCCAATTTTAACTCGGCTAACTTTTTGGCGTTCTCGCTTTCTGCAAACGCCAAATCACGTTGCGCACGTGCCAAACGTTCCGCATCGTCTGCGGCTTTTTTGGTTGTCTTTCGCCCGTCCTCCGTTGCGCCGGAAACCTTTTTCAGAATCTCCGCCAATTGTATTGCCTCGGCTTTGATATTTTTCAGTGCATTTGTATAGGTGTCCGAAAGTTCATCCAATTGTTTTATCAAATCTGTAATCGAATTATCCGGGCTTATTAAATCCGAATATTTGATTGGGTTGTTATTATCTGCCATACGCCGATTGTTTAGTTATTTACGGGAAATTTCCCGTCTGTTGCATTTTCTTTTCTCAAATGTGTAATTATCGCCTAAAAATAAAAACGCCGGAAATCGCCTTATTTTGCCCTTTTTTGCTTGTTTGCTTTTTTGGCTTGTTCCTTGATATACTCAAATGCGTTGTAATATTCCAAAACGGTAAATTTCTTTGGGTCAACATGCAAATTTTGGGACAATATCAAACACATATTTTCAAATTGTCTGTCATGCCTAATTTCCACGCTTTCCGACCCGGTAAACGTCTGCGGGTTGAAATAGGTTATCAACTCCGCCGTAATGTCGTCAATCTCTTTTGCGTCCGCCTCGGTTGCCCGACCGTCTATTATTGTGCGTAATACAACAATCGTTCTTTGTTTCAATTTATCGTAATACTCTTTCAATGTCGCATCATCGAACAACCGGGGAAAATACAAACGCAATTCATCGTCTATTTTTTTTTTAACCGCTTCCAAATGGGCGGTTATCTCTGAATTTGCAACGTCTTTAAAAAGACTCATTGTTTGTTGCAATCCATCATCTGACAAATCATTTCGGGGTTTACCATTTAT